ATGACCCACGAAGATTATTTGAAACTGCTTGACCTTGCCTGTTTCCTATTAGAACACGGCTGGTGCTTCCGTTTCTATGACGGCAAGTTAATTGCATATCTTCCGGGCGGTGTCCATGAAAAAGAGGACAAGCATTAACGCCTGTCCTCTTTCAAATTCTTTTCTATGTCTGCAGCTTGCCTGTAAATGTCAAATTCGCATATGTCCTCTTTTTTCTTTTTTGGCTTTCTCCATAAGTAAATTCCTACTGCTATTGCTATTGCACCGATTCCGTAGAGCTTTTGTGATAACAAGATGATACCCAAAATCATTAGTATCGCAGTAAGCATATCTTTATCTCCTTTTTTTGAAAGGGTGGGGTTCTTGAAGAGAATTCTTAAGCCGATTATATCATTATTTATGGTGGTTGCAATAGCTACTTCTTTTACGCTTTCTGCTGCTGCCTTGTCTGCTTCTGATGCTGTATCTTTTGGCAAGTGGCTTTCTTCGATTCCTTATACTCCCGGAACGGCTCTTGGAACTGCTGTTGATTGGTTTAAAGGTAAGTTCACTAGTACCGGTGATACCACCGCCTATTCCAATTACGTTTCTTCCGTCCAGTCTGCCCTTGGCACCTCCACGGTAGGCGATAACTGTATCTATCTCGGCAATTGGTCGTTGGATACTGATTTGACCAATTCTTACTTTGTTAGCAATGGAACGTTTACTTCTGGCTCTACATTCTCGTGGACTTGTACATATAGCACTTCTTCCAACTGGACTTCTACTTTTGCAGTGGATGCAACTTTTGTCGCTCCTGTTTCTGGCACCTACGTTTTAACCCCCTTTCCTGATTTCTCGTATTCTGGAACCGGCAATAGTACCTTTTCTCCAAATTACCTTTATGTGAAAACTAGTTCTGGTACTACTGTTGCCAGCTATCCGAATTTTACGGGTCAAACTTTGTCGGCTTCTTTGACTGCTGGAGTATCTTATACTGTTCAACTTACTTATGCGTCTACGGGTTCTTCTCCTCGTACTTGGAATATTCAGGGTGCTTGCCGTATGGAATACCCTACCGGTGGCTTGCAGGTTGCTGCCGGAACAACGAATATTTCCACCGAAACCCGCACCGGTTCCCTCTGTGGTGATTACTTCTACGAGGGCGATAACGGCACTATGATTCAGGCCGAGAAAATTTATCTGTTCGACGAAACGAATAACACCATCAATAATCCCCAGACCGGCATCACGGCCACGGCCTCCAGCTGGACATATGACTATGCTACCCGGACTTACACCATTAAGGCTACGGACGGCAGCACATATAAAATCACCTATGGAAACGAAAAAGCCACGGAAGAAAAGACAGATAGTGCCGGAACTACCAATACTTACAACTATTATTATGGCTCTACCAGTGGTTCTGGTGGTACTGATGATCCGGGCACCAGCTGGTGGGAGAATATTTTAAAAAAGCTGTCAGATGGTATCCTTGCTATTTTTGATCTGGTCGGCACCATCATTGGTTCCATTATCGGCGGTCTTGCCGATCTGGTGACAAGTACGGTCAGCAGTTTAAAATCTCTCGTTGAAAGCATGGGCCAGTTACCTGGCGCTATCGGTAGTCTGTATACGTGGATGCCTGCGGAATTACAAGCTGTGATTTCGGCAGCGTTTACCGTTGTGGTGTTTGCCGGTTTGATTAAATTTTTCATGTAGGGGTGATTTCATGACTGATGCAATGGTCGCAATTGTTCAGATGCTGATTTCCGGAATATGGGCATATTTCAGCATTACAGTTCCCGGCTTCACTTTTACATACGGACAAGCCTTGATCGGTTTTATCATAATCAATCTTGGTTTCGTTTTACTCGGCCTGTTTGGCTTTCGCCGTTCCGGCTCCGGATACCGTTCCGGCTCTACCAGTAAGCCGAAAATATCAAAAGAGCGAAAGGATGATGAAATTTGAGAGAGGTTATTACAGCCCTGTTCGGCAGCTATACGCCGTTAATAGACCCGGTTTCCGGTTCTGCCGTTTTGGGTGTTGCCGGTCTTGACTGGCCTTGGATCGCTGGTGTTTTCCTTTTTGGCTTAACCCTTTATTGCATCCTCCGCATTCTGGGGGGTGCTGTGAAATGACTTCTATGTCTGAAATGCAGGACTTTTCTATCTGGCTACTTCATGCTCTTGCAACGTGGTTCGGTACTCCTCCGATTTCATACCTGTATGGTTTGCTCCTGATGATCTTCATTTTTATCGGGTTCAAATATTTAGCAAAACGCTAATTCTTAAGAAAGGAGAATACATATGGAAACTGTAACTCTTGCCACCGTGATTTCTTCCATTGGTACTATCTTCACGGCTGGTCTCGGTTGGGTTGGTCAGACTGCTGCTACCGTCGCCGCTGAACCTCTGCTGCTTCTGCCTTACGGGCTGGCTTTCATCGGTATCGGCATCGGCCTGTTTGGTTCTCTGGCACATCGGTAATCTGTACCAGAAAGGGCAGCGCCCACGCGCAGCGGGCGCTGCTCTTACACTTTAAGAAAGTGGTGATTTTATGCTCTTGGCAGTTATCCTGCTGCTAATTTTTATAAATTCCTTTATGACGCATAAGCACAAACACGTTCTCAATGTCTATTTTGGCGTTCCCGGCTCCGGTAAGACCACCTTTGCGGCATGGTTGGCAAAACAGGCTAATAGACAGAATCGTCTAATTACGTGGTGTGAGAAGTATGATAGTGCTTTCTCTCGCCATCTGCTGAATAGCAAGTATTTGAAGCGTCATATTGACGTTTATAGCAATGTTCCGATTACCGGAACTTATATGTTGGATTGCAAGAAAGATCTTGGCATTAGTCATATGGAGAATGCAAAGATTATCATTGATGAAGCCGGGATTGAGTTTAACAATCGAGAGTTTAAAACATTCCCTCAAACCGCTGTTTACTTTTTCAAGTATCATCGGCATTATCGGTGTAGTGTGGATGTGTTCTCCCAGTCCTATGAGGATATGGACATTACACTGCGCAGACTTGCGCAAAATTACTATGTGGTGAAAAAGTCTCTCGTTCCTTTCTGCGTGGTCTGCCGCCGCATTCGTCGGCGTGTCGGCATTGATGAGAATACGCACCAGATCATTGATGAATACTCGTTCGATTTCCCCGTGATCGGCACCCGACGCATATTTAGTCCTCCGCTCTGGAAACTGTTTAACAGCTATAGCTGTAAGCAGCTTCTACCAAAAGAGTGGGCTATGTGGTGATGTAACACAATTTACTCTGGCAGCCAGTTGGCTTGCGGCTCTTGGTTGTGTTACGCTACTTCCTCCGGTGCTAGCCAGCCCAGTATTTTTCTTGGATAGCCGTTCATCCAGCTTTGGAGAACGGCTATTTCCTTTTTGCTGACCTTTGCAAAATCTGTTCCTTTGGGATACCAACGTCGTATCATGCGGTTGTGGTTCTCGTTGCTGCCCTTTTCCCATGCGGCGTATGAATGGCAGTAGTAAATATCAAAACGCTTACCGCCATAGATGGAGCGCTGTAGGCTTTCGTATTCCATAAATTCCGAACCATTGTCCGTGGTGATGCTCTGAAATCTTTCCTTGAAGTCCGGCATGGTGCGCTCCAGCCGGTTGATTACCGCCCGAACCGTGGCGGCTTTCTTGTCTGGTAGCTTAAAAATAAGCTCCTGCCGGGAAATGCGCTCCGTTAGGGTCAATAGCGCGGCCCTGCTGCCGGTTTTGCTGACCACTAAGTCCATCTCCCAGTGTCCGTAGTCCTGCCGCTCTGTGATGTGCTGGGGCCTGTCTGTGATAGACGGCAACAGCGGATGAGCAATCCGGCGAACCGGATGGTAACCATGTGGTTTGCGCTTGGATTTTATCCAGAGATTTTTATTGGTCAGATGCAGGAAGATTTCCTTGTCTATGTAGCTGTAGAGCGTGGCCGTGCATACGCTTGTTTGAAATCCTCTCTTTCGGGCCGCTGCCAGTGCCGCCGCTGGGGAATACCTGTCCCGGATAATCTTCTGTTCTATGTAATCGGCGTAGGCGTGGTCATTTCCGATTTTTAGCGGTCTGCCTTTCGCCGTCTGCCTGTTTTTGTGAATGCTCTCGGATTTCTGGGCGGAATACCGCTTTTCGTCCCAGTAATCGCAGGTATGCAGATACGTGCCTGTTTTGATTTCGTTGTATATCGTCTGACGGCAAAAGCCCAGCTGCAGGGCAATCTGCGCGACGGGCAGACCGGCCTGTAACAGGGCTTCAAGTTTCGTTCGTTCGTCTCTGGTTATGTAATGCTGCTTTTTCACCATGCGTCCCTCCACTTTCGTGAATTGGTAACGTGATCTTAAACAGTTCCACCCCCGACTATTGCCGGGGGTGGGTTTCTATTGTAACACAAGTTTGCCCGGCAACCAACGGATCAGCGCCGGTGCATTGTGTTACGTTTCTTCTTCTTCTGCTTCGGAAATAGCCTTTGCCCGGCGTTCTACGATGCGAAAGTAAAACTGTGCGTCTTTTATTTCCTTCTCCAGTAACCGGAGTTCTTCGGTGGCGTGCTGGAGGTCATAAAGCCGCTGCCTTTCCCGTTTGATATCCTGTTCAATTA